AAAGGATATCGGTTTTATCGAAAAGTCTTCCGGGCCAGTCCCGGTCAAAAGATAAGTTTCGTTTCTTTTCAGGGCTACCCACGTTACAAAAATATTCGAACCGAACCTATTATAAAGTTGGGTTCCAGCGGTAAGAGGCGAGTTTCCACCAAAGTAAAGACTCTGAACGCCGTCCATGCTCGACTCAACGCCGTTCCAAACATCGGGAGCGTTTGAGACAGAATAATCAACCCTGTTTCCCTCACCGCCCAATTCGTAATTGCACAGAAGTACCCGATTGTTAAAGTCGGATGAAAACTTGAATTTCTTTACATCGATTGTTGCCGGCACACCCCAGACATGATTAACGACAAGTTCAGCCGTGGCATCGCCTGTTGTCCCGGTCAAAGTAGCTGAAGGAACCAGTTTATAAAAATATCCGGTAACACCGAACTCGCTCTTAATCGTTTCGTCAGAAGGCGGGTTCCACCAGGTTATGCCGGATTGGGCCAATGTGTCCGCTCCGTAAAATCTATCTTCTACAGTCTCGTCAAAAACCGTGCCAACTGTTGTATAATCATCGCCGTCATAGTAATGAATTGTAAAAGATGCAATGTTTTTATTGACATAATCCTGAAACATCTGCCAGCGAACAGCGGAAACGGCTTCTTCAAATGCGACAATTACATGGTCAGAAGTTGTCATACCGTCAAGCTCTGCAACCCCGTAAGCTGTTGTATTTGCTTCGGTATTGACTTCTACGGTATAATCGTAATAAGTGTCCTCTGAATTATCCCACACCTGAAAAGCTATGGGCTGTCTGTCAACGCCGTCCCAGACGTTTGTTAAATCCTGCCAGGGCGCGTCACAGGTAATTTGATAAATATCTGCGCTTCCAGCTGAGAGGGTTACCGTATATGCGTATAAATAATAAGTTTGTTCTGCGTGATAAAGTTTTGCGGTTGATACCGTGCTGTCGAAAGAGTACGTTCCTGTTTTGGCAAAAGCTTTGCTGTCGGTAGTCGTACCGTCGGAACCGTTTGCAACTGCTGTCCATGCCGAACCGTTCCAGTATTTTACCGCTAATGTTGCGGTTGTCGTGTTGGCGGTTCCGACATAAAACTTGATCCCTTTTAACGGCCTTGTGCTGAGAACCATAAACGTATCGGGATCGCTGCCGCCTACATCTGCATATTCACTCGTAGCACTTGAGTTTAATTCATCTGTAAAATCGACAATGGTGGTGTAAGCGGTTCCCTCGGTTACGGTTACGGTTGCATTAGCGTTCGCACCTTCATTTGTTAAGGCATCTGACGCTGATAAATAAAGCCTGTCGTCCATAAACCATAACCAGGACCACTCAACATGATCAACTGTGAATGTATCATTGTTTCCAGCTTCGGTGGCGTTCGTGACAGCTATTGTATCGCCTGCCTTGAACCCGGCAGCATGAAAGTCACCAGTCTCTGTGTTGATATAATCGTCCGTACCTCTATCAGCGAATCTCATATCTCCCGGTGTGTACCCTGTCCCGGTTTCTCCAAGTGCCGCTCTGAAAACTTTAGCGCACCTTGTTTCATCTCCGGCCCAGACTTTATTCTCGACACCATTTGAATATACAACCACACCCTGGGGGCCTTCTGAGAATCTTCCAAGTCCTGCGCCTGTCCCGTCCGTCTGAATTTCGGTGGCTTCAAAGTCTCCCTGCGAACCGATTGCGGTTTTATTTACAAGGACTTGAGAAGCGGTTAAGCCGGTGTTCTCGGCTTGAACAAGGTTGTATGTTTCTTGAGTGTATCCTTCTGAACGAAGCTGAAACCCGTTCCTTATTTTAAGGTAGCCGGTGAGTGCAGTTGAGTTAACCGCTGTATATCCCTGAACGCCTTCAATCCCTGCGGTATTATATCGCATGTTCTGAAGGGTCTTGAAATTTTCCGGGCCTATCTGTGCAGGGTCGGCATCGGGCATCCACGCACCTTTAAACGTGTGCCATTTCTCGACAAGGGGCGTGTCTTCCTGTGCCATGGCAAACGATGCTATGAGTACAAGAAATATGATTAAAAGTCGTTTCATCGAACGGGTTCCTCTGCCTGCTCACGAATAAGCTCGTTAAATTCACCACGATACCGGTCAAGCTCGGCCTGATACAATGCCATTATTTGAGCGTATGAACCGAACCTTCTATCTTTCAAAAATCCCTGTGCGACAACATAGAAAGTTAATGCCGTGTCGTAAACCGCAGGGGTTGTTACGGCTCCACTTGATGCTATATCAGAGGGTCGGGTTACAAGATAAACTGTTACTGTCTCAGCCGTTCTAGCCGCTAAGGCTGGATATATGCCAATTTTCCCGGCATACTCGTACCAGTATGCAGGTTCTTCGCTATCAGGTTCCCCAACGCTTCTCACGTTGCCTTCGATCAATCCCTTGCTGCCGACGGAATCAACATAAACAACCGCCTTGACTGTGATATACGCGGTTGACAAACTATATTCTATGGTGTCTGAGATCAGATCAACGCTTTCGGTAGCTTCGGTGCAGTGTGCCTTGGCCGCAAGATCCTTCATGCCGTCATTGACCCACCTTAAAAGCTCGGTGTCGTCAAAGAACTCATTAGCATCGCCGGAATCTTCGTTAAGATAATACCGGGCATTTGTGATAATAGCTGAAGCCAAAGTTGAAGATGTTTGTTGGCTTCCTGCAAAACACAATCCGGCAAAGAAAAGAATAAGGAGTATGATTAATCGTTTCATATGTACCTCTTGATTCTTGAAACATCGCTAAGGTTCCAGCCTTCTTTTGAAAGCGCATAGTTTCCGCGAATTTGTGACAGGCATAAATTCCAAAGGTTTGTATTTTTCTCTACCGTTGTCTTGAGGCCGTAAAAGTTTTTATGGTCACTGGCCGGTAGCAGCATTAAATCCATAACCCCGTAGGCTACAATCCCGAAGTGAAACCTTGATGGTATGTCGGTTATGGAAGATGGCATGTACCTATATAAAAGGATGATGTCGTAATCAAAATCGGGATCGTCTACCCAGATATTGTCGTCTTTTATGTAATATTTGGTTGACTGGTCATTGGTGGCTTCGGTATCAGGGATTCTGAGAATCTTTGTAAAGTCAGCGTCTTCTTTGAATATCAGCCCGCCGGATGAGTATGTGACTGCGAAAACAGACCCGTTTAATGTGAAATTCGAAGTATCAATTACAGTTATTTTCCAAGTTCCGTTGGCTTCAACTGAACCGACTATACCGGATACCGTAACGATATCGTTTGTTGACCTGCCATGAACCGCGGAGGTCGTTATCTTGCACAACCCCCCGGATGTCGCAACCCCGGAGACGGCAATTGCGTTCGTTCCCATATCAAGAACCCGGACAATATTATTTACATCCGTAGGCGGTACAAAAACATGATCGCCGTAAGTCGCTGCCAGGGCCACTCTTTTTGTAAATCGTTCCGGATCAGCGTTTAAAAGCTCCATCCCGAGCAAGCCAACAGCTGTTGCAACTGTTTCGGTAAATCTCGTTGCTCCCAACTTTCGCGCCTGGACTTCTCGAAGTTCGAGCCTGATTCTGCTTTTTAGTGCAGCGTCATTCATAATAGATCCTTATACACCTTTTCCCACAACCGTTTGGCCGTTACAGGGATGCTGTGTTTTTCTTCAACCCACGCCCTTGTCTGTTGCTTCATTGAGAGAATTTCTTTGTCGGAAAGGCTTAGAATATTAATCAGCGTTTCTTTTAAAGTTTCCGGATCGTTGGCAATGTTAAGCGAACATGAACCGAACTCTTTTTTGTAAAGGTCTTGAGCCAGAGAATGAGTGATTGCAATCTTGCCAAGTGCTGCGGCTTCAAGCGCTGCATTGCCCCATTCACCATAGATTTTCCCCTGCGCTTTCATTTCCATGGCTTCAATGATGATGTCGCAATCTCTAACCCTGTTCAGACTGTCCCTCCACATCATCCGCCCTGAAGGTTTATCATCCTTAACACCGACGTACTCGAACCTGTCCCCGTACTTTTCCTCAAGGCTTTTCATAATCTTAATTATTTTTGCAGTTCCCTTATGCTCGGGAAGGGACGGGAAGTGGCCTATTTTTAATTTCTTTCCATGTTTTTTAAAGTCCGGCTTTAGAAACTCAGTATCGACAGGGTAATAAACCCACTGCTCGTTATTCGCACCATGGCCTAAAAGGTCGGGCATTTGAATAATTGTGGTATTGACTACCTTATTATAGTTCGGGTTCAGCATTTCATGATTGGCCCGGTAAGCCCCGCCGCCGTGCTGCATTACAATCTTTTTTTCTTGGAGATTAACGCCTGGATGGATTAGAGTCGACGTTATGAAATGAAGAACCTTTGCCCTTTGCGCAAGCCCGTGTAACTCGAAGGCTTCCAGGATTAAACTATTATTCGGAAGTTTGGCAAGGACGGGATGAATCGGAATCTGCTCAGGATAATAGAACGGATGAAACTCCCCCTTGAGAGCAAGAACATCCAACCCAAGATACTGAAGACATTTGAAAAATCTCCACCCGGTATTCGCCCAATCATTTTTAACTAACATTAAAACATCAAACATTTTTCCCCCTTAAAACTCTTGCAGGGTTGCCAACCATGACATCCCCCGGCAATACATCGTTTAATACAACAGCGCCTACCCCAATAAATGCGCCGTCCCCGATAACCGTTTTTTGCCCAAAACCACCACGAACAGTTGAGTTCAACCCGAACCAGCAATCCTGACCGACCGTGACACTCCCTGCCAAGATCGTGCCTGCTGAAATCTGAGTTCTCGTTCCTATATAACAGTTGTGAGCGACATGAACGTGGTCGTCTAATTTAACTTGTGACTCCAAAATGGTGTCATACACTGTGCCCTGAACTACCGTTGTGTGTGAACCGATCTCGACATCATCCCCAATTAAGACACCACCAGTATGCTCAACCCTGATTAACTTGTCCCCGTCCCGTTCAAACGAAAACCCCTTTTCCCCAATCACTGCGCCGGACTTGATTAAACACCGATCACCTATAGATACATGCCCACGGATGACCACATTATCATGGATCTCAGCACCCTTTGAGATAACAACGTCAGGGTCGATGGAACAGTTCTTGCCTATCCCCGGTGTTAAATCCTTGGCCCTTGATTTGGCAAACTCAAGTCGTTTTAAATCACCCATCTTATGACCTCGAATGCTTCAGCATATTTAGTGTTTATTTGGATCCCCCGGCATCTTGCGTGCCCTGCTGTTATCGTAGGGTCACAGAAGGGCCGCCATGTTTGAGTCTTGAAAATGCTGATTGCTTTTATTTTGTTTGCAATGTCCTTTGAAGAAAGCCTGAAGTATGTTTGAGTCTGGTGGAGACCTATGTGATTCCAGAATAATTCGTACCCTAAAAGTTTCCGATCTTTAAAGGCCCGTACACCTTCTTCTGAAATACATTTGTGATCTTGGTGGATATCGAAGGTGGATGGGATAAAAACGCAGTCGGGGTCAATTTCTAACTTCATTCTGGTCAATGTCTCTAGAATGTCTTGCCGGTGTTCACTGAATCTTCGTATCTCATAGTTGCAAGTTACCAGTTCGAATCCCATTGATTTCGCTGATTTTAGCTGTTCTCTCTTCCAGTGGTCTAAAGACATGCCAACAGGAACAACTTTGGGAACATCGCAAAGTACGGCAACAGTTACCCGGCTTCCGGATCGGAGTAATCTTGAAATTGTACCACCGCATCCAATCTCGGCGTCATCCGCATGAGGGGCTACGATAAGAACATTTTTCAATCTTCCACCTCTATTGCCTCCGTAAGATGTTTGGCCATGTGCTTATTGTAAAAGTATTCGCTGGTATACTTCTTTCCGCAAATACCGCAGACGTATTCTGGTTCAACGGGTGCGGCTTCTTCTTCCGGTACGTCAAGTATTTTTTCCACCGGTACAAAGTCTCGTATTCCTTTGAAAATGTTTCCGTTGTACTTCATCATCCAATCGGCATCGGACTTAGGCATTTTAATCCATTGCCCAGGAATGTATTCTGTCTCGATTTGTTTCAGGTGCTTGTTTTTAAAAACGAACGCTTTCTTCCCTATATATTTTAATTCGACCATGACACCTCCTTAAAAGGTGGACGGGGTACAGGGGAGTATACCCCGCCCGGTGGCCACCTTATGCTTCATCAGCTATGGAATCGGTCATCTTATACGTGACCGAAGCATAGATGATTGTACTGGTGGGTATTTTTGTGGCTCCCGTTTTATTGAGAGTAAGATCAATGGTGTCATCGGCTGTAAACTTATGCAAAAAGCCTTCAACTTCTCCACTGTTCATGGTGAATACAGTCGTGCTAAGGATACTGATCCCATCATAGAACGCATCTGCGTCACCGCCGTACCCGACATCGGAATCGGTACACCCAGCAGGCAAAGCTGCCGAGATAAGAACGTCCATTACTCTCGCATTCTTCGGGATCGGGAGCAACTGAATAACATCACCGCTGACAATAGAATCATCGGCAGTAGTAAAAATAACATGCCTGTTAAGCGTCACCCCAGCAGGTACTCGAAAATCAGGCATAATACCTGCATCGACGGCATCTGTAGTGTGTGTGGTCATATTGTTACCTCCTTATGCCTCGTCATTTATGGCATCAGTCATTTTGTAAGTAACGGATGCATAAATAACTGTGCTGGTGGGTATGTCGGTTCCTCCGCCCTTGTTAAATGTTATATCTATTGTGTCGTCTGCCGTGAACTTGTGCAGGAAGCCGGCAACGGCCCCGCTGCTCATATTGTAAACAGAAGTATCCAAGAGATCCAAGCCGTCAAAGAATGCATCAGGATCGCCACCGTAGCCGACATCACACCCTGTATATCCAGCGGGGAGCAGTGCCGAAATAGATACGTCAATAACTCTGGCGTTTTTCGGAATCGGGAGCAACCTGATAACATCTGCGCTTGCGATTACCTTGCTGGCGGTTGTATAAAGAACGTGCCGTGTAAGCACAACTCCTGCCGGCACTCTGAAATCAGGCATAATGCCAGCGTTTACTGCATCTGAACTGTAAGTCGTCATCTTATTACCTCCAATGGTTTACGCATTCGGATCACTACAAAAAGTGTCTACTGCGATACGTCCGAACCATTTGCTGTTGAAGTACGTTCCCTTGACTCCGTAAATCGTACCGGCTGTGATCGCCAGCGCGTTTCCGCGGTCGTCCTTTTCCTCATTCCAGGAATAACGGAACTTTCCACCGTCTCCACCATAGGCAACAACAGCGGCCTGTGCCCCAAGAAGCAGGGAACGGGAAGCGGTCATGTCTGTGGCGCATGAAGTCGTATCATCCAGTCGGATAACGTTACGGTGCTTGTGAAGAATAACTCCGGCGTATTCGCCCAGAGCGTTCTTATAGAGGTCTGATTTCGGCCCGTCTGTGGCCTTATGGATTTCGAGCCAGTCATTCTGTGACAAACCGGTTCTCAAGCTGTAGGCGTTCCAGGGGTGCATCAGCAAAACGTACTTGTCTTCACCGTCAATCCTGAATGGCTGAATCAGCGGATCAAGGGTTTCAATTTTGGAAATGAGTTTTTCGGTAATGCCAATATCCATTGTGTCGGTTGCGGTGATTGTTGCAAGGGTTGTAGCGGTCCCGCCGTAAACCACGTGATCGCTGTCGGGGGAATTGAAACTGTTTGTGCAGCGGCCTGTGTAGCTGACACCAACATGAAACGAGGTATCGATTCCACGCGCCCCGGCCAAGTACATCATGCACTGCTCATCGCTGTCTTCTGCAAACCATGTAGCAAGAGCGTCCCGGCCTTCTTTCCGCATATTATAGGGAACCCGCTGTTCGGACATTTTACCCTTTGATTTCGTGCTTTTCCGTCTCTGATTGATAAAAACGGAGTCCGCGTAGAAATCAAGAGCTTCCTCTGCGCTGGTCCCTTCAATGGTATCATCGCCTTCAACACCGTCTCCGTCCAACTTCATGCGGAGCCCGAAGGTGATTTTCTCTCCTGCCTTTTTCGCAAGCTCGGTCTTAACCTGGATCATGGCATCCTTGCCGGTGCCCATGAACTTGCGAAAATATTTCTTTTTGTCAGCTTCAATAGCCAACGACGGAGACCACCTCTGTACTGCAAGGTCTGCTCCTGTTGCAAAATCTGTTGCTGCCATAACTAAATCTCCTGTTTACAGCAGGAGCTACAGTGCGCCGGACAAATACTTTTCTTGGTCAGCGTCAGACAGATTGCCAATTTCAGCCTCAGATAAAACTTTTGAGAAATCGCCTGGCTCTTCTCCGCTGCCTGGTACGCTCGTAATTGACCGGAACTCTCCTGCCGGTGAATCTTTCATTTTTTTCATAAGCTTGGCCGTGATCTCTTTTTCAAGCTCCGGCCTAAGCACCTTTTCTAATTCTGAACGAACACCAGACGACTTGCGTAAAGTGTCGATCAGTTTCGTTAATGAAACAGCGCCCTTTCCCAGCGGGATCGGTACTTTGCCACCGGGCGGGATAATAAGGGTGTCCGGTCGGGACAGTACATGAAGGTATTGCTCATCAAACCCAGCGTTAACGGCGGTGTTTACAAAGGATTCCATTGTTTCCTTGTTATCCTCTGCATACAATTCTGGAATAGCCGCCTTTATTTCTTCAACGCTATCGTTGATAACCTGGCTTGCCCTGTCGATCCGTCGCTTTTCAGCAAGCTTCGACTCGTTCTGGGCAGCACTTATCTTGTTGTACTCATTGAGTTTATACTGATACTTAATGGCCTGGTCTGGATCTTCATCGACCATTTCGGCAAACTCGTCGCCGGTCAATGTTTTGAAATCCTCAATCCAATCTGGCTCATCAGCCGGTGCAGACCGCAAAGCTTCAATTTCAGACGTTAGCTCTTTAGTACTGGCCTGGGAATCACTCAATGCCTTCCGTAAATCTGTCGTTGCCTTTCGCTCTTCTTGCAGCGCTGGCAACGGGACGTATCCTTTGGGCGGTGGTTGGGTGTAATCTGGTTCCGTCTCAACTACCTTTTCAGGTTCTTTATCAGATTCCTTTTCTGGTTCTTTGGGTTCATCGGCAGTTTCGTCTTTCGGCTCAGGGGTGGCCGTATCATCACCCTGTAACGATTCGCCTTCTTCACCCTTCAACTCTGCTTCTGTAACGTCTTCACCATCAAACAAAGGTTCAAAATCAATAACCTCTGCCTCATCTGTTAATGCGCCTGCACGATCATCTGCGCTCTGAAGCCCTGTCACTGTTCCAACGTCTTCTACTACTGCTTGTTCGCTCATGTTTACATCTCCTTTTAATGCCTCGGACGAAGGCACCTGCCGTTTTCGGTGGGCAGGACAACGAAAGTTTTAGCCGTATCGCTCGGCCATGCGCATAAAAAAAGGCCCGAATTAAGAGAATATCTCTTAACCGGGCCTTGTAATTACCTTTCGGGTTACTTGGTAATCGGTTTTCTAATTATAAATTTTGGGTGCTACGTTATTCTAATCTCCCCTCTGTCCGAATGCTCGAAATTCCAATTCCGCCTTTCCGTAAATTAATTTCAAATATCAACTTCCCGGTTTTGCCATCTCTTATCCATTCAGACATGGCCTTTGCTATTTGGGAAATTGTTTCTTGCATTGTTTCATAATTTAAATCATGTGTCAAGTTATATTTCATTTGCCGCCACCAAGTTCGTCGTGCATCAGCTTGATAGCGTCCCGGTGAACCTGCGCAACAGAAAAAACGTTCCGGTTAATCGCAGCAACATCCGTTATTTCAGTTTCAAACTCAGTTAGCGCCGGCGGATTGTCGAGTTCTTTGACAGCGGCATCGTATCTATCTGCATGTTTCTTGTATAAATCGTAATCATCAGACCGGTACCCTATCTGTGCCATGGTGAAATTCAGGTCAATATCATCAGGGAATAATTTAACCCCGTGCCTCGCCCATTGGACAGCCCTGTCAGCGTATATGTCTTTTTCCGTCTCAGACCATCTAGAAAGGTACGATTTTGCCATTCTGAAATAAACCCCTGAATACGTCTGCATTTCTTGCGGTGATACCACGGGCAATAACTCAAGGCATTTGGTGCCGCATTCTATGGCCTTTTCAAAGTCCCTGTTTGCCATGTGAATATCAACCATGTACTTTAAAGCTTCGTAATCTTCCGGGTTCTCAAATAGCCTTTTATTGAGCAGTGCCTCTGTTCTGGCATACTTGGCTTTCATTTTCTCAAGACTCAGGCTGTACCCGCAATGGTTAATAACTATGTCCGTCATGCCGGAAAATCCGTCGTACCTTGGCTGGTTATGAATGCAGTGCTCGTAATGGATACCAGAACTTTTCCTGAAAAATCTATTCCCAAACCACCTCCCGGTGACCTCATCTCGCTTTTCCTGAATCGTGCAAACCAGGGCGCATACTTCCGGGGGCAGCTTTTTTAATTTGGCCTTGAAATTTTCCGGGTTAATATCTGAAATAAGGTTTTCATCGGCATCTAGAATTAAAATCCAGTCGCCGGTTGCATAGCCAATGCTCTGGTTCCGGTGCAGAGAGAAATCGTTTTGCCATGGATGATGGTAAACCTTACACCCGAACGATTCAGCGATTTCAACCGTATCGTCGATTGAACCGGTATCTACCACAATTATTTCATCACATAGGTTGCGGATGCTTTTCAGGCTTTGTGGAAGCAGGTCGTGTTCATCACGGACGATCATGCAGGCACTTATTTTCATTTATTCCCCTTTAACCCATGCGTTCATCGCCTTGTCGTAATATTTTGTAGTGACCACGTGCTCCCGCGCCGGATTCCCGTAAACCGTAGCTCCTGCCGGGACATCTTTGGTCACAACTGACCCGGCGCCAACTACCGCATTCGTTCCTATTTCGACTCCTGGTAAAATTACCGAACCGCCGCCTATAGAAGAACCGCTGCCTACCATAGTTTTGGGTTCTCCCCGCCAATGCCCCTTTGATGGTGAAAACTTATCGTTTACAAACGTCACCCGTGGGCCTATAAAAACATAACTTTCGATTATAACCCCTTCAGGTATGAAACAATGCGCCCCAATATTACAACTCTTCCCAATTTCACAAGGCCCGATCTCGGTAAACGCCCCAATTCTACAACCCCTTCCAATAATACACCCGTACAAGTTTAAAAGCTTCTCGTCGTGGTACTGGACGTTCTTCCCCATTTTAACATTTTCTATTGGCATCGTATCCTCTCCACAATTCGTATCGCTTGCCGTGCGTCCTCGATCCCAAAACCTTTCCCCTCAAGTATCGCCCGGTAGGCTGTTGTGTGTAAATCTGTAAAACCGTTTGATAAATCTAATTTGTGGTCGTTTATTAAAAATGTTCGCTGTTGTTTTTCGTTCTTATCAATAGATATGCGCCATTTAACGAACGCTCGTTCTAACTCCAACGTTCCGCTAATCTCGGTCATAGTTCTATTTATACCGATGACCATTTCCATATCACCAAACAAAAACACCATTAGGTCAAAAAGATGAATCCCCAGATTTGTGGCCAAACCTCCCGACTTAGATTCATTCGACTTCCACGACGCTTGGAACCAATCTCCACGAGGAGCACAGTAGTTTACTACAACGTAATTTTTTCCAAAATGTTCGGGAATCTTTTTGATTTCTTCATGTAGCCTGCTCTGCAAAATACACCAGACCTTGTGGCCCGTTACTTTTTCTGTTTCAGCCACAGCATCAACATTTCTTTCCGTCAACGCAATGGGTTTCTCGCAAATAACATCCATACCGTTTCGCAAAGCCCACCTGGTATGTGGTTCGTGAAGATAGTTTGGCGAAAGGACAACTGCGTAGTCTATTGTGCTTTTGTTGCAATATCTGTCAAATCTTTCAAACTCTGTGAAGAATTTGCAATCTGGAAAAAAAGAATCGAGAATGCCCACTGAGTCGTGGGGGTCAATGGCCGCTACTAAATTGCCCCCGGCGTCTTTTATTGCCTGCATATGCCTTGGAGCTACAAACCCGGCCGCACCGATAATCGCAAAGTTTTTCATTGGCACGGCAGGTAACAAAAATCTATGCTTGTTTTTGACCAAATATTTTAGAGGTGGTGTCAGGTAGTTGTTTTTTTCCCCTTTTCTGATTCCTGCGCTATAAAGTTCAGGATTCGCATTTTTACAATTACGGAGAACGATAAACCTAGCTGTAGTGTGGCTGATACCATACTCTTTCGCAGTATCGCTAATACGCGCACCGGATAGAACTTTGCTACTAAGTTCTTTATTTCTTTCTGTCTTCATTATTCCTCCCCGAATTTCCGATCAAACCATTCCTTACTGCCGGGCGCCCCAGGGAACGATGCGTCAAAACGTTCCTCGTAGGACTTGTTGTCAAGATACCTCATCCGGAACGCAAACATATTCCTGCCGTTTGGTGCCATTCGGTGGCCTGATAGCATGGCCTCTGCTTTTTTGTCAAAGGCTGCTTCTTCCTGTGCGTTCAATGTATAGTCCCCCCGGGTACAATGATTCGGCTTTCTTTGGTCTTTTCCTGTAAAGCAGTATAAAATCCGCTGACAACTACGTCCAGCGCCCGAAGCATAATGCTTTTGGCAAGATGATAATCCGTTGGAATATTCACGACCTCAATGTCGCCGTCCTGAAAAACCTCTATCCGAATGAAACCCATTGGCTTGCGTTCCTGCTTTGCTTTTTTCTCGCTCATGCATCCCCCTATACCCCACAGCCATTGGCCAGCATTAATAATTCTTCGTGCTCTTCGTCTACTTTGCTCTGTTTTAACCATGTCATGCTTTCCCCCATGTGACCCTCAACCACATCGAAATTCCCAGGATCAAAAACCATTACATCATCATGGTGAGTTTGAAGATCGTATACCGTGTTTTTCACTGTTTCCCCCCCTGCACCAATTTAAACCCTTCCAAGTAAGCGTCAAGGTTCGCCTTATCTTCCTCACGCTTCTCTTTATTGGCCGCGTCCACGTTTTCCCCTGCAATCTTTTCAATCTCGACTTTCAGCTTCTCGTTTTCCAGACGCTTGTTTTCCAGCTCTAATTGTGTGGCGGCATCGGCTATCTGCGCTTGTTTTGCATTTTCCGCCTGCTGTTCCTCTAACGCCTTGATGGTTTTCTGTTTCATTTCCTCAACTGTAAGATCCTCATCTTCCGGGTTGACCCCCAATATCGGTTTAAGTTTTGCCAGCGTTTGTTCCTTGTTGGGAATATTGGACATCTCGAACGCCATGGTCATTAAATGAGGTATGATTTCCGGCGGGGACTTTTTAACCCATTCGATAATAAGGTTCATGTTTTGTTCCCTGACCGTATCAGTCTGAGGGGCTTCGCTTATAATGGTGTCGTATTTTCCCTGGGTAATGTTATTTTTTAATTCTATAACCCCCGTCTCGGTTTGAATTTGTTTATTGACTTCAACAAACTTCTCCGCCCCGGTCATACGGTCGGTAATCCTCAAAACCTTTTCTTTTGTCCAGAAGCCTTGAATGTTGGCTACGCTCTGATCACCTAAAGCTTTCATTGATCTACGAAGATTATCGAATAATGGTGCGGTGATAACGTTGCTCTGTGCAATGTCCGTCTTTTTCGCAACTCCGGACTCTGCCTTGGACTCGTAACCCAACCGGGTAGCGTTTGCGCCCGAAACCAGCTGAATCTCGGTCTTGGCTTCCTGCTCAAGTAGAATCTGGCCCTGGGCCAACTCTGCTTTCTCGACTATCTGGATTTTCTTTTGACCCAATGCACCCGGGTTTACAACCACAAGGCCATCAAGTTTATTGGCTTCTTCGTACACAGTTTGTAATGCATCCTTGCCATCAACTGCATCAGATTCAATCATGACCCGCCGCTTCAGCAACATTGCCAAAGCCATTGACCGCCGCTTGTTTACCTCTGTGTCCTGGCCCCTGATCTGCCGCGGTACTCCGTATGGGAAATTGTACCGGTCCACATAACCCACAAACGGAACCAACGGAAATTGATCGTGTGGGTAGGGTGTAGGCACGTCCTGCAATTCCAAATCACCAAAAAACGAACACACCCGCATTTTCTTGACCATGGCAACTACAACTTCCTGGCTGGCAGTGATAAGCTGATACTGCTCTGAAATCGGAATCTTATCGTCCATTTCAACGCACCGGCCATCTGCAAACAATGCGAAAGCGGCTTTCTCGTTTATCGGATACCACATCTCAATAGGTCTGACCCTCTTTCTTTCGCTCTGCGCCCAACCTGACCCGGACTCCTGCCTGATGCTTTTTTCTATAAAGTCGGCTTCGTCCTCGAACATGGCCCCGCCTTCCTTAGAATCCCCGGCCATGTCATCGTATGTGTTCTCGATCTCCTGGGACTTGCCCGGAAACATGGATTGCAGGGTTGATAGATCCATGTATCTCTGGATGAATGCAAACCGGCAATTATCTGGTGTGATCCATGGCGGAGCGAACGGGTCTGTCCATAATTCTTTCCAGTCAAATCGCCTAATCTGCAGCCGTTCTTTCCGCGGATCTGGATTAAGGCACGGGCTTAGATACCCGATGCCGGGTATAATCGCATCCCGGAACGCATGAGAGATAAGAAATTCCCCGTCTGATTGATCCATGATGAACTTAACGCCCTCTGTCATCACCTGGGAGATTTCGGAATCTTTGGTTGACCTGGCCTTGGATATGATATCGAACTTATTTACGGCCTGGCTACCCAGGATAAGGTTGATCGTAGGAAACGTCATATTAACCGTAATAGGTTCAATGCCGGCATCAGCTGCAGCCTCCCAATCCTCATCCGTCCACTGTGCCCTGCCGCCATCGTACATTTCAGCATCACGCCATGATTCTGACCGCCATTCCCTCGCAGCCCACTGAGCTTCGTCTACCCAAGTTTGAAATTTTTTTATTTTTTCCATGCTTTCAGGTTCCTTTATTTCCCCTTCTTTTTTTTGTCCCCTGTCTTTGGCTGCGGGTTAAATGTTTTGGCCGGATAAACAGGCGCAATTTTTTGAACCTCGGCAAGCCTTTCCGCTTTTTCATCTGCCGGTTCAACAGCTTTTAACTTCGGCTTTGGTGAAACAGGCTCTTTCCGTGTCTTTGTGTTTTCATCCTTCTCAATCTTGGTTTGCGGAACCGTTTTCGATAAGCTGTGCAAATATAAATCGGTTAAAAATTTACCAACAGAAACACGCTTGCCAACCTCACTGCTTGCCGTAAACGCCGCCGATGTTATCCGCTTCCAAATGTCCTCGTCGATGTAAATACATACCGTTTTCATAGCTTTTCCCGTTTCTAATAGATTAAATAGACTCAATAAAGAATATAGACGTTTCTCAATAAAGTCAATAGAACTTTTAGCTTATTTTCTATATAGACTCAATAAACTCAATATATTTAGTTTATATAGACTCAATAGAAAAGGCAAGGGAAAAATTATTTTTTTATGCTACAAATTTTCGCCGCCTTGGCCTAAACGGTATAGCGTTGCTCGACGGCCAAATCGCACCCAGGGCAGGATCTACTATCCGCGCAAAACAATCCAGCATATCGTCGTGAGCCGCTACTGGAAAGGCTTTGTACTCGTCCTCGATGAACTCTCTAACTACGTTTACAGTCTTATGCTCATAATTCACCTTATTGAGAATCGTCGGCAGGTACACCCTACCCCCCTCGAACAAAGGGATCAGCTTCTTAATCCTGTCTGGTTTCGGTATGTTACCCTTCAGTTCGATGATCGGGAACCTGTAGTTTGTTCTATCCATCTTGTCCTGGCAATGCTCAATATCGGCCTGCATCCCGTACTGCTCATACCCTACCCCAGCAGGCCTGTACTGCCTGTGTAGCTTGAATAGCGCGTCTGCCCGCTCCGTCAATGACATCCTATCTCTAATGAAATCAACGACATAGTAGTTCTTGTCTGCCCCCAGTCCTATAATAGCCATAACCGTGTAGTCACTGGTTCTTTTTTTAGCGCTTGCCGGGTCTACTAATAGATACAAATTCATGCCGCCTGGTGTTGGGCTCCAATATTGCAACCACTCTTCTTTAAAGCCTTGAATTTCATCAGCTTTCGGGTCTTGAAGCATCTGGCAACCGAATACATATGGTCCCATCTCCCGACGCTTATCAACCAGTACATCCTTGCCTATTAGTACCGGCTGCCCATCCACTTTACCATTTTTGGTAGCAGGATAAATCCTTGTTTTTGCTGCCTTTCTGTCCATTATGGTTTTATAGGTGTCGTTGTAATGATACCTGGTGCCGATATATCGTTTCTTTCCGCCATCGCTGGCCAGGTTGAGCGATAACGCCCACGCATCTGTGGTTTTTCTTATCATGTCCGGAGTGGTTACAGACTCGCGGGTAACAACATCGTCATACACTAACACGCTGAAATGTTTAGAAGTTGGTTGCCCGTCTACCAGCCCGTGAGCCTCGACGGTTGCCTCTTTTGGGTTGCTTTTGCGCTTTACAATTAGGCCATCGTCCTCTGACCACTTAGGTGAGTCTTTTCGGGGGGTTGTGTATAGAATCTCGGGATACAACTGCTTGAGAACCTCGTTGTCCTCTAATTCTCGCTTGATCTGCCTTAAAAACCCCTTGGCAATGGGCCGGGTATGGGAAAAAATACCTACTGTAACATCTGGATTATTAAGGATATCCTGAATAGATAGCCCGTATGTAATGATGGTGCTTTTATAATGCTCTCGCGCCCACAAATCGAGATGACCGTCCGGAGATCGCTGAACCTCAACGCATCGATCAAACAACCAGTCACGGTCAACATCTTTGCGGTTTAACAGGTGTGTGAGTAAAAAGAAAAGGTCTTTGCGGCCAATCGCTGCGAGGGTTGCTGCTGCGTTGTCCTGACTTTCAGCGGCTTTGAGAATGGTCTTATAGAAGTTTTGCGCATCATTACGATTCGTAAATTTCATTAAGTTTGTCCGTTATATCGGATTTCACTTGCTCTGTTTTTACTGGTCCGCCGTCTTTGCCGGTTATTTCCCTGCCCTGGGTGTTTTTCCACCGATTATAATTGTTGATTATGTTGAATATTGCGCCTGCTACATTTTTGCCGTTAAACAACGATTCCTCTGCGTATTGCTCGCAAATTGACCGCGCTTTTATAATCGTAGGAAGAAACTCGTCCTTTTTAGTGTAATCTAAAAGAGCGCGACGGCTGAACCCTATTGAGTTTGCAAGCCCTGTCATGGTGTAGGGCGTGACTTGTTTCTTTAACCCGTCGTTGCTGGTGTCCCAACAGTTTTCGAAGTATTCGTCAATCTTTTCTTGCATGGCTTCGGGCGTTGCATATTTTGGCGGTCTGCCGTTTGGTCTGCCTGTTGGTTTAGCCATTTATTTCCACCTCGCATTCTACCTTTTCTGCTGTAACCATTGATATACCAAAAAACCGATGCCCGGCTGGGATAGGGTATTTAACGTTTTCTCGAATCGGCAATGAATACCTTCCGCCGTGCTGGTCGGCTAATAAAAAAGAAATCGGTGATATTGAATCTCCTGATACCGTGATATTAATAAATTCGTTGCTTTCGGCCATCACCTAAACCCCGCCTGTAAATCAAATCCTCGCGCTAAATTCCCCCTGCAATATTGAAACTCCCTGTCAAAAAACCTATCAACCGACATTTCAAAGCGCTTCCTGCCCTGATATGCCTCGTAACATTCTCCACATTCCCGGCAAAGATATACATTCCTTGTATTGTGCTTTTTCCCCATTGCGTTAAGATGTAAATGCCCGGTATCAATTATGTTAGTATTGTTATTTTTCGTATCGCAATATGGGCAATTGGTCATATTGGCCTCAAGTCTGAGTTATCCACCTCTCAGCCCGCCGGACGGCTGCCCGACGAGCTTTGGAAAGGAGGAGCCCATGCATGGTCTTATCCCCTATGACACACTCGGGACAAATTGTCAAGCGTTTACCGTTTACTATAACTTTCTGTCCTTTAGCGGGCCATCGGATTGTTTCCCAATATCACACAATTCCTGCCAAGTAATAAAATGAGCATTAAAATAGCCAAGCATTTCCGGAGCCGCCTTCATTTCTTCCTGGTCCTTATCTGATAATTTAGGGTTATGATCAGTCATTATCCTGCCCTTGTATCGGTGTCGGCATAATTCGGGGATCGATAGTTCGCTTGCCTTTCCATAGCGGG